TTCCCCACCAGCTACATCCCCACCACCAGCGCAGCAGTCACCCGTAATGCTGATGTGGCCTCGATTACGGGGACTAACTTCTCCAACTTCTACAGGCAGGATGAGGGGACGTTCTTTGTTGACCACGAAGATGTTGCTGCAGGCTCGTTTCTCTTTGACGCGATTGGATCGACTACTGCAGAACGTCAGTACGTGCGTTATACTGCCTCGCAGTATATACACTTTGTAGTTGATAACTCTGTTCAACAAGCAGCAACCTATGACAACACGGGGTTTGGAGTTACAACAGCAAAGAACGCTCTCGCGTATGCGCTAAATGACTTTAGCATAAGAACTAATGGAGGCGTGGCCGCCTCTTCAGCCGCAGATGACGCATCTGGCACGCTTCCAACGCTAACCGCAGTGTATTTGGGGGCAACGAGTAGCGCCACAAGCTTCTTAAACGGCCACATCTCCCGCCTCACCTACTTCAACAGTCGCCTGTCTAACGCCACGCTCCAAGCCATCACCCAGTAGTCGGCAACACTTCTATTCCCTGCTGAGCCATGTATTGCTATCGATTCGATTCCAAAGAGCAGTTCCGCAGCCTCGCTGCAGCGGAGGGCCTGATCAATGAAGACGGCGACCTGATCACCGCCAGCCACACCTTCGCGGTGGATGAGATCGGCACCGTCTACGAAGGCGGCACCTACGACCCCGAGACGGGCGAGGTCATCACCCCGCCCACCGCTCTCTCCGGCTGGCATGTCAACACCCTCGGTCTCGCCCCTGAGGCCTGGGATGTCTACCTCGTGGTGGTCAACTCCCCGGTCCGCATCTTCGCATGTGGTGCCACCCAAGCACCCCCAACTGAAATCCTTGAGGAGATGGCCGCATGACCAACGCTTACATCCGCGCAGCCAAGAAGCACCCGAAGCTCAAGCAGCAGGCTGCCGAGCGCCTGAGCAAACGCCCTGATCGGCCGATCAAACCCGACAAGCCGGAGCCACCCAATGGCAAACCTGATCGCTGACGAGCTGGTCAACCACACCCGCTCCTTTGTCTCGCGCAATGGCACGCTGACCTACTGCTTCGCCAAAGGCAGCTACACCCCGGTCTACCGCGACCTAATGAAGGGCATCATCGCTGAGGTGGATGATCGCCTGACCGGCATCAACTTCAAACGCATCAAGCCTGCCAGTGGCGCAGACCTTGTGATCAACCACGGCGAGCTACCTGCAGGCTCCTCTGGTGCTGCCGTCTGGGATGACAACGGCTGGGAGATTCGCCTACCAGAACGCGGCTTCTCCACCACCGTCTTCCGCCATGAGCTGGGTCATGTGCTCGGGCTAGGCCACGTGCCGATGGGCACCAACAGCCTGATGCAACCTGGCATGAACGGCGTCTACGACTTCACCAAGAAAGACTGGAAAGCTCTGGAGTCCATCTGGAACAAAGGCGAGCTGCTGATGGGCGAGGCTTAACCAAAAGGCAAACGCAGCAAGGGGATGCTGGTGTTCTACGACAAGCCGGGTGCTGTTGCAGCAACCCCGGTGATCGCTGGCGCGATCACAGGAAACCTAGGAATAGCGCTTTAGTGCCATGCCCGCAGCCATCGACGCCACCGTGGGCGGCACCACCGCCAACTCCTACCTGTCGATCGCCGCTGCGGACAGCATCGCCGAGACCATGCTCGGCACCCTCGCTTGGACCACCGCCACCAGCGACGAAAAAACCCGCGCCCTCATCACCGGCACCCGCGGCCTCGACACCCTCACGTGGATCGGCTCCCGCACCAGCGAAACCCAAGCCCTCGACTGGCCGCGTAGCGACGTGACCTGTGACGGCGTCGACTACCCCGACGACGAAATCCCCGAGCAACTCCAGTACGCCCTCTTCGACCTCGCCAACGCTCTCCTCACCACCCCCACCCTGCTGCAGACCCCCAGCATCAGCAGCTCCGCCCTCATCCCCGGCATCCCCAACAAAGACCTCAGCCGCATCAAGCTCGACGTCATGGAGCTGGAGTTCCGCACCGACGTCTCCCCAGCCTCCAGCTCGATCGTCAGCCCCCTCTCCGCCCTGCCGCACCTCGCCACCATCCTCGGCTGCCTGACGACCAGCACCATCCCCGGCCGCCTCAGCGGCGTACTGGAGCGCGTGCGCAGCTGAGCTACTTGGAAAACTGCGGTCGGGCGCTAGCCTGACCACATGGCACAGGCCGCATCAAAAAAGAAGCCGCGGGGATACCTCGCCACGCCGCTGGACCGCGACGAGCAGCGGCGCGTGGCTCGCCTCTACCGCGAGCACGGCGGCCTCGTGAACCACATGGGCCGCAAGATGTGCCGCAAGTACCCAGCCCTCCTCAAAGAAGACATCTACAGCTGCATCGACATCGCCTTCATCAAGACCTGCCGCGCCTGGAACCCCGTCAAAGGCACCTTCTCAACCCTCCTCGGCGTCTTCTGCGAAGGCGAGATCCGCCACTTCATCCGCGACCACAACTGGTCCATCAAGGCCCCCAGCTCCGTCCGCTCGATCGGCATGAGAGCCCAGTACATGCTCCGCGCCGGCCACTCCACCCCCGAGGTCTGCGCCACCCTCAACATCGACGGCGCCTCGCTGAAACTCGCCCTCTCGGCCGTCCAGTCCCTCGACCACGAAATCCAGGACTTCCGCCTCCACGTCTGCCCCCGCCCCACGCCCTGGGACGTATTGGAGGCGGCAGAGGAAAACTAGGGTAAGACTTCACGCGGCTCTTCCCGATGGCCACTGGCTCGTTCTTCGCGGCGCTGGGCTACAAGCTCTACGTCAAGCTCGGCACCTCGGCGAGCAGCATCCCCACCACCTCGGCGGGCATGACCCGCATCCTGTCGCTCGACAATACCGGCATCCAAGGCACCTCCGAGTCCACCTCGGTCATCGACTACGACTCCGAGCAGGGCTTCCAGTCCAACCTCATCACGAGCCAGAGCTACAACATCCCCTGCTCAATGAACCTCGACGTCACCGATGGTGGCTACGAGATCCTCAAGAAGGCCGCCATCAAGGCCGCTGACGGCACCCTCCTTGAGTGGTATCGCGAAACCCCCGTCACCGACAACTCGGGCGATGACTCCGAAGTCCACGCCGGCCTCGCCCAGATCGGCGACTTCTCCGAGGACATCGTTGCCGGCAACATCGCCCGCGTCTCCTTCACCCTGACCGGCTACGGCGCCTACCGCTTCTACCCGCAGGGCAACCCCATCGCCACCCTGACCGTCACCACCGGCGGCAGCGGCCTTACCACCGCCACCTACAACGGCGTCGCCCTGATCTCCAGCAACCCGGCCGCCGGCATCGGCTCCGGCAAAGGCGCCACCGCCGACATCGTGGTTGCCGCTGGCGGCGACGTAACCGTAGCCCCCACCATCGTGGCTGGCGGCACCAACTACCGCGTGGGCGACATCCTGACCGCCGCCCTCGCCGACATCGGCGGCTCCGGCACCGACGTAGCCCCGACCTTCACCGTGGCCACAATCTCCTGACCGCTACACTGACACCCGAGGTTCTCCAAAGCCGGTCCCACGACCGGCTTTTTCATTGCGCCAGCTCCTTCCACCGCGCCACAAAGAACCGCAGCGGCGGCTGTGCCTGGAACGCCCCCTCAATCCAATTCCTCGGCGGTTTCTGCCCAACCGGCCCCACCTGTGTCCGCGTGATCGGGCTGAAATACGGATCAGGGTACTGTCCTCGCAGCACCTGCCCCGAGTAAGGCGCCGCCCATACGATGCTCAGACTGTTTCCTGACACCTGCGGCGCCTGCTGGCTCGACAGCAGCGTCCCCGTATCCACGATGTCACGGTCTCCTTTCGGGATGAGCACTCCCGTGCCGTACTTGGTTTTCACAGTCTGCCCGCCTTGGAACAGACTCCTGAACCGCAGCGTGGAATTAGGCCAGTCCCACTTGACCGTCTTGATCTGCGTCCTTGCCTCCTCAGCAATGATCGGCGCAAAGTCCTCCAAGATCTGTGTGGAACGCGCCAGCAGCTTCTCGGCGTTCCACTCCTTCAATTCCAGCGTGACCCGCGCCATCAGCTCTGCGTCCGTGCGGCGAGCCGCACTTTGACGCCCAAGGCATCGCTCAGGATGGAGCCCAACAGCCCTGTCTCCCCATACGGGAGACGGACCTCCAACACCTCACACTCGGTCGCATCCTGCCCCGCAAACGCCACGGTGCCCGAAGTGCCCACCTTTACTCTGCTGTCCAGCGCCCCGCTGGTCACATAACCCTCGTATAGCACTGTGATGACGTTGACCCCCGGAAACGTCGTCTCCGCCACGCTCTCCCCCTTGAGGTACGCCGACACCGTCACCGTCTCAGTGTTGGCGGTCACGTTCCCGGTCTCCGCGTCGGTCGTCGTCCCGCTCGCCGGCACCGTAAAGACCAGCGTCGCATTCTGCAGTGCCGCCAGCGCCGAGGCCATCCACCCGCTCCTTTCCTCCTAGTTTCCCGGCAACCTAGGTTGTAGTCCCGCACCGCCCCGTGGCAGACGATCTCGGCCGTGCAGAGCTACGAATAACTATTGATGACAGCGCAGCACGCAAGCGACTAGACGAGCTACGCGAGAAAATTGAAAAACTGGATCGACCCGGTGTCCGCATCGGCGTAGCCTCACAGCCGAGAGGCGGAATAAGCGGCACCAGCACCCGCACCACAACCTCAAGCCAGACAGCCGTTCTGCAGTTCGAGGAGCGCCTCGCCGCAGCACGACGCCGCACCGCTGCCGCAACAGCCGCAGCCGAAAAAGCTGCCCAGTCCGCCGCCCGCAAACGCGGCGCCGACATCGCCTCCAGCGCTCTCATCGGCGGTGCGTTTCCTCTGCTGTTCGGCCAAGGGCTAGGCGCAGCCGCAGGTGGCGGCCTTGGCGGTGCCGCAGGCGGAGCACTCGGCGGCGGCTTTGGCTTCGGCCTCTCGCTCATCGGCACCGCCGTTGGGGCTCAATTTGACGCCCTCACCAACCAGGCCAAAGCCC